TCGTCGGGTGTGCCGACGCGGACGTGGATGTTGGTCATCTGCTTCTCCTCAAGCATTGACGGGGTTGCGGGCGTACTCATTAATCGACCTTTGGCCCCGGAAGATTCTCAAGCGTCTTGATGGTCTTCGCCCTGAACCGCTTTACAAACTCGTCGAGTATCTTGTGGCCGTCGTCGAGGCCCCCCTTCCCCAGCCGCGCAACGTCCTCGGGGTGGATCACGTACTCGCCCCCCGCGGCGACGATGGGGACCGTCGCGCTGCCGCCCTCGGCCTTGCCCGGCATCGGCGCGTTGTAGGGCAGCACGTCCTCGACGTAGGGTTGGTCGCCTTGGGCGTCGTAAGGCTCGCCAGACTGGCCGTAGGGCGCCCCCGCGCCCGCCTTCGAGGCGCTGTAGAAGGGTGTGCTGAAGATCGACTTCGCGACCTTGAAGCCCGCGGTCGTGTTGCCCTCGCCCATGGCCGAGATGATGTCGGCCGGGATCACGTAGGCCCCGGAGGGGACGTGCATTGGGAGATGGTCAGTGCGTCCCGCAACGGCGCTGTGGATGGCACCCGTGTGGACCTTGCCCCCGGTTGCGCGCGTCTTGCGCGCCGTGTCCAGCGCGGCGGCGATGGCCTGCTCGCGCGGACGCCCGGCGTTGAGCATTTCGCCGATGTTGGCGCTGATCGTGGCCTGCGAGGAACCGCGCTTCAAGGGCACTTAAATACTCCGGGTAACAGGCTACTATACCGCGCCTTGCGAAGCCCCCAAAGATGTCAACGTGTCAGCCCCCGACCCAAGCTGCGCCGTTGTAGAACACGGGGCACGTAAGAACACCCCCGCCCGTGAGCGCCACCCCGGTGACAGCGCATGTCGCCAACTGGTCTGTGACGTATGCACGTGCGCCAGTGCCGGGAGCCACCGGAAGAGTGGCCACCGTGTAGCCGCCGGTGTTGACGGTGGCGCTGAACACGCCCGTCGCCGCCGTGAGCGTGCCCGTGAACGTCGGGCTCGCGCTCAACACCATTGAGCCGGTGCCGGTCACGCTGTTTGAGAGGGTGACGCCGCCGTAGGTGAGCGCCCCGGAGAGCGTGAATGCGGGCAGCGTCGTGGAAACAGACGGCACGCCCGTTCCGTTCGTGACCAGCACGCCATTGATGGTCGCGCTTTTACCAACCGAGTAGGGTGTCGCCATCCGCGTATAGCACACAGTCGTGCCCGCGGTCGGCTGCACTTGGAAGATGTCGTCCGCCGCCGAGCACGCGCCACTCGACAGGTTGAAGACGCCGGGGTTGGCGTCCACCACCTGCACCACCGACGGCCGGCTTATCGTCATCGCCTTGAGAGCGGCGATGGTCGGCACCGTATAGTACTGCGTCTGCGTCTGGGCGAAGGCCGGCGAGGCGAGAAACAGAAGAGCGAACAGGAGCTTTCTCATGCGGGTGTCCATGATCCCATAGAGGACTGGGCAATCCACTCGGTAGCCGAGCGGCACTTGACGAGCAGGTACGACCCGACCGTACTGGATGTGATGGTCCCGCCCGCCGTAGTGGCCAGCGCACCGAGGTAGATCGTGGACCCGCCGGGGGCGGTTATCACAAGGTTCTGCGCTTCCATGACGGCAAAACCGTAGGTCAGCCCTACAGTCGAGGCGGGCAACGTGAACGTGACGGAACCCGCCGCGCCGTTGTTGTCGAAGTCCTTGTAGCTGTCGGCGGCCAAAACCGAGTAGCTCGCCGTCTTGGACGTGACGACGCCGAAGCCCGTGACGCCCGTGCCGCCGTTGGCAGCGGCCAGCGTCCCCGCCAGCGTAACTGCGCCCGTCGACGCGGTGCTGGGCGTGAGGCCGGTTGCGCCGCCGCTGAAAGTCGTGACGCCCGTGCTTATCAGCGCCAGAAAATCAGCCATCAGGCGCTGGATGCCGTTGATCGCGACGACACCGTTCTTTTGCACCGTAATGACGTCGTCAAGCGATGCCATCAGAATTTTCCTGCCGGAGTGATGCGGTAGCGGGGGGCGCCGATGCGCCAGAACGTGTCGATGTCGTTGCTTTCGAACTTGATCGACACCAGCCGCCCGCGCAGCCGCGGGGTGATGTACTGGGTCGCCTGTGTCAGCGTGTAGGGCCCGTGGACGCGCGGCGTCTGGCTGGGATAGTCGGCGACGTAGAATGTCATCAGGAGCGAGGCGTTCTGGGCACCGTTGTAGTAGCCCCACTTGAAGTCGGGCCAGACCTGATCAATGAACGAGAGCAGGTCGCCGTCCTGCAGCGTGAAGTACCCCGTCTGGAAGCTGGCCGCCAGCGGCTGGCCGTCGGCGTTCGGCGACGTCTCGTGCTGGAAAATGAGGCCCGTCGGGGCGCCGCCGATGGGCGGCCCCAGTACCGACTGGTTGATCCACGCCGTGCGCGAGAGGTAGCCGTAGTCCCAGCTGCTGGTGCCCGCAGAGTACTTCACGTAGGCGTCGATCTCGCCGCCGCCCGCAGTCGTCGGGAAGAACCACGAGATTTCATTGAAACGCGAGTTGGGCGCGCAGCGGATCTTGTCGACGTTCGCCGTGTCGAGCTGCTGGAACACAAAGTCCCACACGGTGCAGGGGAGGTCGCGCACGCCGTCGCTGTAGATGTAGAACTGCGACGGGCCCATCCAGAACGTGACGTTGTTCAGGAAGCCGAACGCCTTCTTGGCGATCAGGCCGCAACCCGTCGCCAGCTCGTTGAAATTATAGACGTCGGGCAGGTTGACGTACTGCATCGCCCAGAGCGCGAGGTCCGTCCAGAGCAGGCCCTGCTGCGGCCCCTGCGCGCCGCCAATGATGCGGCTGCCCTTGGTCAGGCGGTACGAGCCCGCCTGATTGACGGGCGTAGCGATCCACGAGTTGAAGTTGTTGAGGTCGCACCACCGGATCAGCAGGTGATCCTGCACGCCCGTGAACGTCGAGGCGAGCGCCACGATCTGGCGCTGCGGCATCGCGAGGAAGACGCTGTGGTTCGTGATAGGCGCCTGCGGGATGATCTGGGCATTCTGCAGGCCTGTCGCGGGCCCCCACTGAAATATCGGGCCGCCGGGGTCGGCGTCTACGGTCTGCGTCGGTGCCCCGTCGGGGGAGGCGATCAGGATTTCGCCCCAGTTATCCAGCGACCAATCGTCAGCGGTAATGGGGAAGCCCACGGCAGCCGAGGGGGTAGTCCCGGTCGAGTAGCCGCCGACGGAGTACCCGCCGGTCGAGTATCCTCCACCGGGGGGAAGTGGCCCATAGCTGATGTAGTAGACGTAGCGGGCGTCGCCGCCGTTGATCGATTCGGTTTCAGTAGTCTCCGGGTCTTGGGGCGCCTGAATTGTAAACGTGTCGACGGTTGGCACCGTCAGTACGGTGTAGTCCCCCTCCAGCGTCGTGCTGCCGACCACCGTCGCTATGAGGACAGGGTAGGTATCGCCAACCGCGTACCCGTGGTCGTTCAGCGTGACCGTGACGATGGATGTCCCTGAGGTCGTGTCGAATACGGCGACGTCGCCGCCGTTGGTGACATTGGCGGTGGCGAGCGCGGGATCGCCCAGCACGTCCGTCGCCGCGATCTGGTACGTGGTGGAAGACGCCGCGATGCATGGGTAGACCCCGAACAGGATCAAGCCGCCGACGCTGATGTGCGCGGGGATGAACACCGCGTCGTAGCCAGTGATATTGCTGCCGCCGCTGCCGACGGTGCCCGCAACAGTCTGCACCCCGGTCGTGGCGTTGGCGTAAGACACCGAGCCGGCGCTGGAGGCCGTCACGGTCGCGGTGGTGTTGTAGCCCCCGGGCGTCACGCCCGCGACGACGACCGCCGCGCCGACGGGGAAGACATACGCCCCCGCGTAGGTGATCGTGGCGGTGGTGCCGTCGCCCGAGGCGCCTGTCGTGGCGGCGCTGAAGCCGGGGTCGGCTATGGTGACGATGTCGCTCCCGAGTGTCGTCGTGCAGTCGACCGCAGTGTTCTGGACGTAGTACTGCGGGGTGATCGGCTGCAGCACACCCCCGTCGACGTCGTAGACGTACAGCGGCGCGCCGACTGCCGGCGTCGACACTGACGTCTCGCACCCGATGGCGAGGTAATCGTTGGCGAGGTTGTCGCGCCAAGCCCACAGGGCCCTTGGCACGGCAGGCACCGCGGTGGGGTAGAAGCGCGTCCAGCCCCCGAGCTTCTGCACGAGGCCGAGGTTCTCCCGGTCGCGCATGAAGCGAATCAGCTGGGTCTGGCTGATCGCGGCCTCGTTCAGCGTGGGCGTGCGCTGCGTGTCGACCGTGGGGATCAGCTTCAGGCTGGCGTGCATCGACTACCCTCGCGTCGGCGTCGCGACAACCGCGGGCGCCATCGAAGACCACGCACCCGCCTCAAACCGCTTGCGCGCCTCCTCAACCAGCGCGCTCTTCAGCAGGGTCTGGTACTGCGTCTCGTAGTTGATGGGCATGCCGGCATCGTTCGGCTGGCTGGCGCCGAGGGCGAAGTCGCGCTGGTATCCGCTGATGAAGACCATCGAGGCCATCAGGAACAGGTCGGGCAGGTACGTGCTGATGAATGTCGTCACGTTCGATACCGAGAGCGAGTCAGGGCGAACGGTGCCGACGATCTCCACGCTGTAGTTGGCGTTCGGCCACGGCGCGATCAGAGCCGTGTTCTGGTTCAGCATCGCCATCCACTGCGGGACGCCTGTCGCGCTGGGGGAGGCGTAGACCGTGTCCATCCAGACTTTGGTCGTCGGCAGCAGGTTGACGCGCGTCCCCGCGTCGGGGTTCGCGGTGCCGACGGGGGTGATGACGTTGATCTCCTGCACCGTCACGAACTGGGAAATCGGCCATGTGATCTGGCGGCTGCCGGTCGCGCACGCGAACCCGGAGGCGGCGGTGACGGTCGTCAGCAGGTCGAGGTCGCGGTAGATGCGGTTCTCGGCGTAGGTGATGCACTGCGGCAGGTTGGCGACGAAGTTGACGTCCGCCGGGTCCACCACCGCGAGGTTGGCCAGCTCGGTGACGAACGTGGCGTAGGTCAGTCCGGTCGTCATTTTAGCCCCCTATCCACGGGCGAGTTTTTCGAGCGCATTGGTCTTCTGCGCGGAGCCGGCGGAGCTGCCGACCCAGTATCCTACCACTGCCGTGAATGAAGTACCAAGGCTGCCCAGCATGATGTTGGCGAGCGTCTGGGAACTCTCGGGGATTTCTTGACGGATCACGAAATACAGCATCGCGAAGAAGCCGACCGTGATCAGTATGCTGATGATCGGCGCGCCCCACGCGATAACCGAGCCAGCCTCGGCGAGCTTTACCGTCTGGTTGCGGGCGTTCTGCACGTCCGCGAGCTGCGCCTGCAGGGTGTCGAATTCCTGCCGGCGAGCGTCGGCCTCAGCCTGAATCATCGCCATCTTGAACTGCAGGGCAAGGTTGGGGTCGGCGGCGATGGCCTTCTCGATGCCGGCAGCGTCGGAGGTTCCCAAAAGATCTTGGGCGATGCCTGTGATCTTCGTCACCGCGGCGCCAGTCTTGTCGCCCATGAGCCACGAAGCAACGGTCGGCGCGAGGCCGAGCAACAGAGGAAGAAACGGCATCAGACGGGTGCCCCTTGTGCGTAGCGGAGATCGCTCAAGAACCCGTGGTGGTAGCCGGCGATCAGGTCGGCTTTGTCAGCCCCGTTGATGATGCGGCGTGCGCCAATCGGGTCGTCTACCGTGTCGTTGAAGTACATCTCAAGGCACTTGCCGGTAAAGTCGCCGACCGTGCTGTCTGCCTTCATCATGCCCTCGAACATGATCGCGGCGGCGATGCGCGGGTCCATGGCGAGGTCGAGATTGGCCAAGAGATCGACGCCCAGCAGGCGGCCCATCTTCTTGTAGTTATCTTCCCACGTGAGCTGGACGTAGCCGCGGCCGTACCATGGGTAATAGCGCAGGTTCCGGCGGCGCCACTCTTCCGATAGCCAGTAGGCTTCGCGAACCGGCTGCATCGTCATGTTCGTCTCGTGGTAGGTCGTGGCGAGCATGTAGGCCAGCCACCGCAGATCGGTCAGCTTGCGCGCCTCCCACTCGTCGAGGATGGCTCCAATACCGTCCACCTGCGCCTGTGTGAGCGCGCCGCTGAACAGGTCGGGGCGAACACCGTCGAAGAAAGCCTTCCGGTTCATACTCATGGGAGCCTCAGTGGTAGCGCAGGCGGTGGCGGTTCGCTCATAAGTCGCCGCTGCGATGGCGCGACTTCATTTCTCAGCAAGCCCTCGATCCGGTCAAGCTGTCGGCCCTGACGGTCCTGCTCTGTCCGCATCGCCTTGGCGTCACCGCGAAGTTCGATCATCGAACCAGTGAGAGCATTAAGCGCCTTGAGGCCCTCTGCGGTACGCAACTCGCCCCTGTCAACCCGCTGTGCAAGGGCGCGGAAATCTGCTGTGAGGGTGCCCCACGCAATGAGGCCACCTCCAATAATGGCCGCGAGGCCAAGCCAGCCGCGCAAAGAAAGCGGCTGCTTTTCAGTACTACCCATAAGTCACCCTCCCCCGAGGATTAATGCATTTGTCGCCTACGGCGTGACGGCGGCGAGAAGCGCCACGATGTTATCATTCTGCGCCTGCCCCTGAGCCAAGGTCAGAGGTGCTCCAATGCCCGCCATGAATAGCTCGCCATCAAAGAACTCCGTGATGACGCCACCATTATTGCGCGCAAGAAGTGCTATGACATCTGTCGGCAGGTTGGCTGAGGTCGAGGCGACTATGACATCTGTCAGGGCGGTCGCGTCTCGCTGGCCCGACATGGTGGTTGTGCCTGCGCGCTGCGCGGCGGTGTACCCCTCGACTGTCGTGATTACGTCCGGAAATCCAGCAAGCGCGGCGCACACCTGCGCGCCGACAGCCGCCCCCGAAGACGGCCTCAGACGGATGGACGCCGTCGAGGAAGCACCCAAGATGGATGTCGCCCCGGTGTTGCCCGACAGCACGTAGCCTGACACTCGGACGTTGCCGCCCGTAGCTGCCGTACATCTCACGTTTGGCGCGAAATCAGAGTTGATGTAGGCAGAGACGCCGTCGCCAGCGTACCCGCGATACGCCGTGAAGACAGGTGAATTGACCGCGACCCCAAGCCTGAGTTTCTTGAAGCTGATAAGTCCCGCTGTGGCGTCGCTAGTCCACCCCAATGGAAAGTAATCATCCATCAGGTCGTAGACGCCCGCCGCCTTTTCGGACAGGACAAAGGCGTTGATGGGGATCAACTCGGCTGCCGTGACGGTGCCCCCCTGAGCCAGAACCTCCGCAGCCCACACCGTGACATCAGGGTCAGTTGTAAGCGGGGGGAGAATATACGACCCACCGCCTTGATCATTCATGGCGACAATGTCGCCATCAGAGTTGTGGCCTATAACTTGAATTCCGGTCACCGAAGGCAGGATGTCGATCCCGAGATCGCAGCCGCTTGTGCGGACGTTTGAAATCTGCAGGTAGACGCCAGAGGCAACAGTGCCGAAGCTGTAATATGCGTTTTCCCCGCCAGCGGTGCCGCTCCCTGTCGCGTTGCCGGACTGGGGATCGTATGTGAAGGTGTTCGCATCTACGACCGTAATAGGTCGATCAGTGGCGTCGAAATCAATCCCGAAGTCTGCAACGGCGTCTGCAATAGTGACAAGATCGCCAGTGATCTGCCCGTGACCCGGCGCGTCTACGGATACGACTGGACTGCCAGACGTAACGGTAAAAGGGTTGTCCCCAAGAAATTCCGCATCTGTTACATCTCCCCCTTCCACCCTGATCCCGGTGCCGCACGTCTGCGACATGATATTCATGAAGCCGTTGTTGGTCCCTCTGGCGAGAAGGCCGACTTGGCAGTCCAGAAATTGGATATTTGAGAAGTTGTTGTCAGACGAAGATGCGTAGCACTGGATGCCTTGGCTTACATTTTCAATCAAAAGGTTGTTGATGTTGTTGCCATCGAAGCCAACGCTTACTCCATTACCCTGTCGGTCTAGCCCCGTGTTGCTCACGAAGCCGGAACTCAACACCGAATAAGAGGCACCGGGGTTCGAGCCGAGGGTTTGGCCCGCCCGGAACCGAATGCCGGTGCGGCCGCGCAAGTCGCTTTCAACGCGACCCGAAACCAGCCAGCCCTTGCCGCGTATATCGATGCCCGCGTCTCCAACTGACCACTGTGCGTTGTATTCAAGAACACCAGCGCCGCCGCCAGTTCCAGAGGCGCTCGCGGTTTGCCCCGTCGCAATTGTGTAGGTGGTTCCGGTCTTCGCTACAACTTCAAATGATCCTGTCAGGTCTATGCCATTAAAAGTGCCGCCGTTGGGGTATGTGATTACGACGCCGACAGAGAACCCATTAGAAGTGTGGCTCACTACGACGTTCTGGTTGCCGCTTGCCGTCGTGAACGGGTTGTTTGGGAGCGAGTAAGGCGCGGTCGTTATACCCACACGAAAGAGCCCGAAATTCTTAACGTATGCGTTTATCTCGTTGTCTTCGTTTCCGTCCGCGCGGTTTTTGACATCAATGCCGTCGCTGTCGCTGCCGTTGACGTAGAGATTTATCCGGAACCCACGGTAGCTGGAGTTTGTGGATTGGAGGCCGACGCCATACCCCGCCGCCGCCTCAACGCGGGCATCAAGTATGACGTTGCTTGTCTGGACGTTATCCGCGCCAAAACGAATGCCGTGGTAGCCTGCGACGGCTTGACGTTGCCGATTGCCGTAAACGGTCATCTGGGAGAACGTCAAGTTCCCTTCGCCTGCCGACTGTACTGTGTGACCGTTAAGCTCATCGTAGGCAAAAAGCGTTGTTGTGTTGTACCCCCTGCCAATGAGGCTGACGCCCTCCCGCAACAACAAACCGGGGCCGCTTGCGGGTACGAGTTTACGCAACACGAGAACACCTGAAGGAAGGTAGATGGTGCCCCCACCCTCTGCGTGGACGAGCGTGATAAGGTTCGTCAACTCAGTCCGTGCGTTCACGATTTCAGTAGTCGTGCTCCAGAAGAACCCGCTCTGGAACACCGAGTCGGCGGCCCATGTAGTCGTGTCCAACGAGAATGTCGTGTCTGTCAGATACGTGACAAGAAGTGCGTCTCCGTTGCCGGGGTGTTCAAGTTGAGAGATCCCGTTGACGCCGTCGATGCGGACATTGACGGTGTTCCCTGACTGAAGCCCGTGCTCGCCAAAGGACTCGATCAAGACGTGGCCGCTACCATCGTCTGTCGCATCTTTAATGCGGAACAGGTTGGATGTGAGGGACTCAGAGTACAACAGCTGCCCGGAAACCGTGCGGGCAATTGCGCAACCCGGTCGTAGCGGCGGGATTTCGACCCCCGCCACAGTGAGTGTCGTCCCGACAGTGAGGGCTGTTCCCACCGAAGCTTCCCCGTCGACGGTCAGGTTGCCGGTGAGGGTAAGGTTGCCCAACGAACTCGGCGGATAGGCTGTGGAGATATACTCCCCGAGCTGGTCAACATTGACCTTGACCGATGTGCCCGCCTGCACGGCTTCAAGCTGCTCGGTACCCGCCAGCGCGATGACGGGAGGTAAGTTCGGGATCTGTTGGTTAGCCAAGTCTGCGGCTCCCGCTAAGAGAGGGGCCCGGTTTCGGGCACCTCGGTGGTGTTGTAAGGCAGCCCCGGATCGTCGTCGCCCGGAGCGTTGGGGTCGGTGCCCGGCTGCTCGTTGAGGCTTCCCGGGGCGGCGCCCGTCTGCTGCGTGACGCGGGTGCCGTCGTTCTGCGTGATGCGTCCGTCGTTGCCGGGGATCGGGATGCCGGTCCAGAAGTCGACCGTGTCCTGACCGCTGGTCGTGCGTCGCGTCGTGGACGCCGCCGCGAAATCCTGCACACGCGAATTCATGATCGGCACCGGATCCGCGGGGATCACGATGGCGCGGAGCTGCTGTTGCTGGTCGTCGTTACAAGTACGGCAGACGAGAACGCGCGTGTTCTGCAGCGTCGCGCCTCGCCAATCGAACTGGAACGCGAGGTCGCGATGCTGATAGCGAAAACCGCAACGGTCACAGATTGCATGCGCAGCCGGCGATGACGGGCTAGTGCGCGCGCGACCAGAACGTGATGAGTATCCCATGGATCACCTCACGGCCGGAAATAACCGAAGATCTGCGGAGAAATATACTGTTGCGCAGACTCGATGTTCTGTTCTGCCGCGATCTTGTAAGTCTCGTCGGCGACTGCCTTGAGGCCCACCGCGACCTGCGGGTTCCACACCTTGGCGAGCCGGTACGCGAGCCCGTCGGCGAAGGCTTCAAGCCAGAGATACGGAATTTCGGCAGTCTGCCCGCTTGTGAATGCCGAATCCTGCAGGCGGCGCACGCGGTAGTATTTCAGCGTTGTCGTGCTGGCGCCGTCCGGCACCGGCCACAGCGTGACGGTGGGGTTGATCAGGCGGTCGAACCAGAAGGACGTGGGGAAGCCCTGCTGCTCCTTGTTTGGGTACGTCGCGTACTCCGTGCGGCTGACGGGCATGATGATCCGGTCGATATTCGAGCCGCTGCTCGACGTCACCATGTAGGCGTCGAGGATCATCACCGTGTTGGCGTCGACGGCATACGTCGAGACGCCCTGCGTCACGGGGGTCGTCACGAGGTCGACAGCCCACAGGTTGACGCCTTGGTTCGACCACGTCGCCAGCATCATGTTCGTAGCCATGCGCGCGCTCTGCATGTGCTCCTGCACGAGCGACGTCGGCCTGATCTGGCAGAGGTTGAACGCGTAGAGCGTCAGCTCGCCGAGAGAGGGGTTGAACGTGTAGGTGCCGCTGGAGGTCACTGGTCCTCGCGCGTGTTGAGGCAGGCGGCACCGGGAGCCACAGTCGCCGGGGTGAGCGAGACAGGACCGTAGGTGCCGCTCAGAACATCGATCGGGTTCTTGCGGGGGCGCTTAATCATCACGGCGCCGCGTCAACCAGAAGCGGCGGAAAGTTTAGGTCGCTATCGTCCATGCGCGGAAGCGCCGAGAGATAGTCCCGGCGTGCCTTGTGCGCCGGATCGGCCAGAACCTCGGCCCCCAACACGAATACGCCACCCTCACGCTCTACCGGGTCCAGAGCAGCAGAGGGCGTCGAGACGCCGCGCACGCTGGCTGCCTGATTGACGTCTAAAAGGATGAACATAGCCATCAGACATTCGCTCCTACACTGGTGGCCCACGCCTGCACCGCGTTGTATTGCGCCAGTTCCTGCGCATTCGACATCGGGCCACCGACTGCGAAGAAGCCGACGCTGGCGGCGCGGAAGCCGGCGGCGGTCCCGGCATTGTTGAACGCGCCGACCTGAAGCGATTGTGTGGACGCGCTAGTGCCCGGCGCGCCAGCGCCAGCGTCAGTGAGCCGAACGCCTCGGTCGTACATCCGGCATAAATTGCTGCCAGCAACGCGGACACCAGCCTTGAGCCCGCGACTGTCCGCAGGCGAAAGAGCGAACGTCGGGGTTCCGGCAGTATTAAACCGTAGACTTGCCGTCGTACCGGCGGCAACGCGGGGACAGATAAACAGGACGTTCGTGCTGGCTGTCAGCGTGCCGTAGCCGCCATTAGAAGCGACGTTCGTTCGCTCGTAGACCGCGAGGCGCATGTTCGTGCCGGTGCAGTTGATCCCGTGTGTGGCGGGTATGAAGCCCGTGTTGAGGTACTGCGTCGTGCCGTTGAACACATAGTTGCGGTCTGCCGTGAATGTGGGAGTGTTGACCGCTGTCGCGAGACGACGCTGCTTCAGACTTGTCAGCGCCTGTATCGCGTTCTCGGCCCACAGGGGCATATAGTCGTCGGTCAAGTACCACGCCCCGGATGCCTGCTCTGCCACAACAAAAGTGCTGACAATCGCAAGCCGAGCTGCCGACACACTTCCGCCGTTGGCGACCACCGCCGTCGCCCAGAGGGCTACCGCGGGGGGCACGGCACCCAGCAACGTCAACCCTCGACCGTACAAGGTCGTTCCGTCGGTGTTCAGCGTCAGCCCATTCTTGCCGAGCGACAAGCTGCCGCCTAGGCTCAAACCCGTGCCGTCGTTAGAGAGGCCAACCATTCAGGACGCTCACTTCGGCACTGCGCTTGCCTGCAAGAACGTAGCCGTCACGGTTCCCGTGCCGCTGTTCAGGAGGACGCGCGCGAAGACCGGCGTGAAATTGTAGTTCGTCTGCTGCGTCGCCGTTGCGCCCACGACGTTCGTATCGGAACTGGAAACCCATGTCATCGTCGCGGGGGTCAGGGTGGTTCCGGATACGTTCGGATCGTCCAAGGTCTGCTGGACAGTGTAGTTGACCGTTCCGCTGACCGTACACTGGATCGCGACGCCGTGAGGGGCGTACTCGTCGAACCTGACCCACGGCGAGCCGCCGATGCCGTTGGTGCCGATGGTGACGTTGCCCAGCAGCGTCGTGCTGTTGGTCACTGATGTGACCGTGAAGAAGTCGAGGGTGGTGTAGGTCGACGAGGTGTTGACGCCGGCCAAGGCCTCGCTGAGCACGTCGCCGGCCCTGTTCGTACCCGTCACCGTGAAGGTGACGCTCGTCTCGTCGTCGGTCGTGGTGATCAGCACACGCCGGGGGGCTCCCAGCTGGGCTACGCCGCCCGAGACGAGGGCGCCGTTCAGCGTGAAGGTGGCGGCGGGGTTCTGGGCCTGCGCGATGCCGTCGGCATCGGCGGACGCCAGCGGACCTGCGGTGACAGTAATCGGGCGCATCTACAGGGCTCCTAGCATTTCACGTCCCACTTCTTCAGCGCAAGGTTGATGCGGCTGTTCGGATCGTGGGCGGTTTTTGAGGAAGTCAGCTTTTCCTTCATCCCGCACATGCGAGCGCGGAAGCTGTCGCGGCGCGCGGCGGATGCCGGGCTGCCCTTGGCCTGCTCCGCGGTGACGGGCGGCTTGATGTTGTATCCGGTGGCGCGCAGGGACGCCCGGCCGGTGGCGTTCAAGCCGCCTGACGGGTTCTTTCCCTCGCGACGCTGCCATGCCGGTGCGCGGGCCATCAGGCACCTCGAAAAAGGAGGCGGGGGCCGAGGCCCCCGCCGTAGGTCAACAGCCGAGCTGCTTGCTGCTGCGGCCCCGAGCGGGGGTGCCGCTGTGGGCCGAGGAGAGCGGGTTCATGTTCGAGCCCGCGCGGCCGCCGCTCTTGCGAGGCATGCGGCCGGCGTTGAGCTTGGACATCTTGCCCTGCATCTTCACGGTCTTGCCGCCGCGCTTGCGCTCTTCGGCAGCTTTTGTGACGTCGCGGGCACCGGGGCCGTTGTACTCGCCGTTCTTCAGGCTGAGGTCTTCCTTGTAGGCGGCGACGCCGCCGCCGGCTTCACGATTTTTGCGATGACGAGCCTTCATGGCCTGCCTCCTTACGACGGGTTGACGGCGATGCCGCTGGTGGCCGCTGTGGGCGCGGCGCCATCGACGTAGATCTGACCCAGCGAATTGGCGTCAGTGCCGAATTCGGTGATGCCGACGAGCGTGCATTCCTTCATCAGCAGCAGGCCACCCGCCGAAGCCGGGAGCGTCGCGAGGGCGCTCATGGTCGTCGAGGTTGACTTGATGCTGTTGATGAACGTGCAGCGGTCGAACTTCTGCCAGCGATCAATGCCGGCCGCGGCCGCCACGATGATGCCCAGCGTCGTCGCGGAACTCGTCTGGAAGGCGAAGTTGCAGCCCCTGAACGTGTTGCGCGCCGTGCCCCCGGAGAACTGGAGCGTGGCGTTCGCTACCGTGCGCGTCACGGTGTCAAGGCCAAGCTCGCAGCCGTCGAAGGTGTGCTCGCCGGTGCCGCTGATCAGCAGCGAACGGCTGGTGGTCGCCTGCGCCGAGGCCGCGTCGCCCGCACCACCGAACATGACGTTCGAGTAGTAGTTGCGGCCGCCGCTGTCGGTCCACGCGATCTGGCTGGCGCCGCCGGTCGAGAAACCGTTGTACACCGAGAAGTTCGCGAAGATGCATCCTGACGCCGACACCGTCACGAAATTGCCCGACCCGAAGGTCGCCATCGTGTAGACGCCCGTCGGCGGCGCGATGCGAGCGCGTTGGCTGACCATGGTCGGGGCGCACATGCCCACGATGTGGCATGCGTTCTTCGACCAGACGAGCGTGCCGGCGGTAGCCGTCGAGTCGAGAACCTGCGCATTGGCCAGCGACAGGCGCTGGGTGGCGGCGGTCCCGCCGTCACCGACGATCACGGCCACGTCGTTCTGGCCTGCCGTCATCTTGTAGTGCGCTCCGTAGAGCGTCTGGAGGGGGCTGTCTGCCGATCCGGTGTTGCCGTCGCTTCCGTTGACGTAGTCAACGAAGTAGACGCTGCCGGTGGTCAGCGGGAGGCCGGACATTCCCATGGTGGGAATGCCGGCTACCGCCAGCCCGCTCAGGTGCGTAATACCCATGGTGAGCGGCTCCTATCAGGTGGTCGGGAAGGATCCGAAAATGGACCTAAAGTTATAATACCCGAAACTATATCTCTCATAACCTTTCACCAGCAGGTTGTCGGTGACGAAGTCGACCTGCATGTCCGTCTCGAACTTGATGCGCTCCATGTAGGAGAGCCCGTCGATGTTGGTCAGCAGGAACCACGCATAGGACGACGTCAGGAAGTCGTTGACCATGTAGCCTTCGGGCATACCGCCCGCCGTCGACATGATCGCGTTGACATCGTTGTCGGCCGTGCCGGGGCGCAGTTCCGTCTTGGTCAGGCGGATGGCGACCGGCTCAAGCTGCGGCGGCACGATGAGCTTCCGGGCGCGGGCGAAGACCTTGAGGCCCGCCTGATCCTTGAAGTTCGTCCGCACCGAAATCATCGCGTTCAGCAGCGACGCCTCGTTCAGGTCGACCTGAACCGCAGGCTTGTTGGCTACCGTGCCGCCGTCGATGGGGTGATCGGTGGCACAGAGTGCCTTGCCGTCGCCGCCGATGGAGGCATTGTAGGTCGTCGCCGTGTTCAGGATGTTCGCGCCGTAGATTTCCTTGGTCTGCTGAAAGCTCTCGATCAGGCCGAGGTTCGACGGGTGGAACTGCGTCTTGTACAGGTTGTCGTCGATGGCCTTGCGGGTGATCGCGTAGCCAAGAGCGATTTCCGTGTGCTCCTGATTGTAGACGAAGCGTTCGCCGGCGGCGTTGTCGAAGGCGGTCTGGCCGCCTTCGGTCTTGAGCTGGGCGAGCCCGAGGTACCGCATTTCGGCGGTGCGTTCGAGAGCCATCTTCGAGTCGTGCTTGGTGAAGATCTTGTCGTACTGAGACGGGATCATCTCGTACTTGCCCTCGACGCCACGCAGGCCGGGGAGGAGCAAGTCCTTGATGGCGGAAAGATTAACAGCCATTGGTCATTACTCCTTAGCTGATGCCGGTCGGGCCGGCGCCATTCGAGCGCAGCCACTCGTTGTTGAAGCCGACGATGACCTGATTGTAGGCCGTGGTCGGATCAGCACCGGGGGCGCCCGGAGGGGCGGCGATCAGACCTCGCACGATGAACGGGAACGTCGCCGTGGTGTTGGCGGTGTCGAGATACGCGCCGGACTGGCCGGTGCTCGCGTCGCCCGTGCCGATGGCGAACTGGGCGTACTGGCCGACCTTTGAGCTGGTGACCGTGGTCAGCGTGCCCGTGATGTTGAAGGTCGTGCTGGTGCCCATGACGATGAACTGCGCGTTCGGGTCGTCGACGATGTACGCCTCGATGTCGCCGCTGGCGTCGCTGCCGGGCCAGTAGCTGTTCCACACGGTACGCTTCTGCGAAACCGAGAGGTACTTGCAGCCGACGAAGATGCCGGCGAGCGTGGTGGTACCGGCGGCGCCCTGCGTAATGTAGCCGTTCGCGGTCGAGATGACCGGCATCACCGGGTCGCCCGAGTAGATCGGGGTGCTGTTGGTGGACGCGATCAGGCGGGTCGACTGCGCGAAAGTGGGAGCGCCACCCGAGCCGCCGTAGTACTGCCGGAAACCGAAGGGCGAGTTCGTGTTCGCCATACCGGAAACTCCTTTGTGAAGGAAGGTCCGCTAGCGTCCCGAGACGTTGCAAGAGCCGTGAAAATTGAAGCCTCACACCGAGGAGGCAGGATGTATAATGCGCCAAGACGGCGGCGAGCTTCAACTTGACATACTGACAATAAAAAAGGGGCCCTTCGGCCCCCTTTTCATGTGCGGTAAGCGCTAGTCGTCGCTCGGGATTGGCATCGCCTCGTAGGACTTGCTGATCTTCGGCTTTGTCTTGGCGTTGGTGTATTCGGACTGCATGGTGCCGGGAGGTGCCGCATTGAGCTGCTGCTCCTTGGCCTTGATCTGGTTGCGCGCCCTGTGCCGGTCCAGCTCCTCAATACGCTCGGTGATCGCCTTCGGGCGCTCCATCAGGACCATGCCCTTGCGCTCGATGGTGTTGCCCGTCCAGTTGATGGGCATCATCTCCGGGTGCCGCCGCGACGGCACCGGCTCCCAGCCGGTGCGGGCGAGCGCGACCTGATAGGCGGGATCCTCCTGCCCCATGATCGTGCGGCGCTTCCACTCGTAGGTCCAACCGTCGGGTATCTGGTCGGGCGAGAAGTAGAACTCATCCGTCCCCTCGTTCATGCTTCCAAGGTGGCCTTCGATCTCGGCCGTGCGCCGGTCGGCCGCGGCGCGGGGGTCTTCATCACGCAGCGGCGGCCGCATGTCGGGGCGTGAAGACGTGTCGAGGACCGTCTCTTCGACGGCTTCTTCGGGGCGGCGCGCGCGGCGGCGGCGGCCGCCGGCGGTCTGGGGCAGTGTGTCCATCAGTTCAACCGTCCTTCCTTCTTGAGCGCGACCTTGTTCTTCGCGTACTCCTCGGGGGTCATCTTCATCATGTCGGCCATCTCGCGCTCTTCGGAGGTGAGACGCACCACGTTGCCTCCCCGTGTTTCACGGGAAACAGGCGCCGCAGGAGGCGGCGTCGAGCGCCGCGAGGCGGACGACAGCGGCTCTTCGGCGACGGGAGCCTTGCGGACCCCCAGCAGTCCCTCGACGTTGGCGAAATAGTCTTCGCTGTCGGCGGCGTGGCCGTCGGCCACGGTCATGTTGTGCGCCGCGATCATCTTCTGGTTCAGACGCGGGTCAGTCACGAACTGCGGGTGCCTGCGCACCCACTCGGCCGAGCGCGACGAGAGCTGCGAGGCAAACGCCTCAACAGGATCCGACGGGCGCGACACCGGCATCACGGGCTGCGGGGCGTTCTCCAGCGCCTGCTTGCCCTGTTCGAGCTGCAGGAGCTTGGCGGCGTGCGTCCCCATCTCCTCCTGATAGCTTGCGGCGGCGTCGTAGTCGCCGTTCGACATGGCCGCCTTGTAGTTGGCCTTGGCGATCTCGTTGCTCTGGCGCAGCGTGTCGATGGCGTTGGACACGAGGTGCAGGTTCGTCTCCTGCACCGTGCCCCGCGCCTCGTGCGCCGCGACTTCTGCGCTGTGACGCGCCGTCTCGGCCGCCTTGGCGCGAGCCTCCGCGGCCTCCAGCCGCTGCTTCAGGTCGTCGACGCCCTCTTCAAGCGTGATTTCCTTCGGCGTCGCGTCTTCTTCGACGACGATATCTTCGTTTTCGGTGCTCATTGCGTCCTCACCACACACGGTCGGGCTGGTCGACCTTGCCCCTGATCGCCGTATCGTCGATCAGTCTGCAGGCGACGCCGTTGACGTTGATTGCCCAGCCATCGCTGGGGCGGAAGATGACCCAGTCGCCTTCAACGATGCCGGCGTCGACGAACCACTCGCCGCGCTCGTCAACGAAGGCCCTCGGACCCTTCTTCACGACGAGGCCCGCCTTGCCTTGAATGCGGTCCTCGGAAGTGTAGCTGTCCGTCAGGTAGATGCCGGATTTGGTCCGGCTCGGCCGCACGTAGATCGCGACCAGAACCGAGTTGTTGAAGACATCGACACCGCTCGTGTCGCCAAGTGTCGCGAGCAAGTCCTTTTTCGGGTCAACGTCGTGCTTCATTGCCATCTGTGGCATGTCAGCTCCTCTCTGCGCCTTTAGTGATGGCCTCCGCTTCCTCGTAGATGTCGAGCGCCTCGCGAAGGCCTTGGAAGCGCCCGGTTTCCCGTGCGTACTCACGCTCGGACATCGTTCCGTTCATCACGTTGTGCGTGATGACGGTCATGCGTTCGGCGGCAAGGTCATTGAACTTGCGGCCCAGTCTCGTGTCGAACTTCACTGGCTCCTCCCAGTGGCCGAAGGTGGGGCGCCGCGCCGCGAGGAGTCAGCGCAGCGCCCCGGTCGCCGGCCGGCGATTATTTCTTGTGCTTCTGGATCGCGATCTTCTCGATGCGGCCCATGCCGCCCAGAGCGCCCGCGTCCATGTCCTTGTAGGAGCGCGCGCGGCCGCCCGAGAGGCGCCCCACACGCTTGCCGTGCTCGATCTCGACCTTCTCCAGACGTCCCATGCCGCCCAGAGCGCCGGCGTCCATGTCCTTGTAGGACTTGTAGGCGGCGCGGCCGCCGCTCTTGCGCGGCATCGGGGGCATGCCCGGCGGGCCACCCATGCCCGGCGGCATGCCCGGGGGCGGGCCGGGGGGCGGCATCGGCATCGGAGGCATGCCCGCGCCCATGCCCGGGGGAGCAATCGGCGGGACCGGCAGCGGCGACGGCGTCGGCATCTTGGGCATCATCGCCTGCTGATCGTCGGGCTTTCCGGCGTTGATCGAGATGACGATGTTGGTCTTGCCCTTGGCGCGGCCACCGCGCTTGCGCTCGGCGCGGCCGCCTTTTTTGCGCCCGTAGCGCGCGACCATATTAGCTTCAGAATCTTCCCTATCCGCGGCCAAAGCGGCTGCATCTGCGCGTTCCATTCGCGGAAAATTCTTGGCTTCTGCCTTCCGCTGAGCGTAATCAAGTTTGCCCATACGGGCTACTTCTGACCCCCCAACGCGGCGCGGGTACATGCCCTGTCTGTCGTCAACGCGGTTGACCGCGTCTGCCAATACATCGCCGCCGCCGGCCTTCGGCATGCGGCCGCCGGTGGGGCGGGTGCCGCCGTAGTAGGTGCCGCCGCCGCTCTTCTTGCCGATGCCTTTGGCCTTCATAAGCTCGTCGATATTCCGGTACGGTTCACCAGTTGCCTGCGATCCGCCGTCGGGGCCCCGCGTCGGGGCGTCACCCGGGATGGCCTTGCCACCCTCGGCCTTGCCGCCCTTCTTGTAACGCCCCGCGATGCGGCGGCCCGACGGAGGCAGCGGCGTGTTGGACACGTCGCGCGGCATCGGCTGCTTCTCAGCGTCCGCGGCCATCTTATCGAGATTGGCTATCTGGTAAGGCGTCAGCGTGGCGTTGGGGTCCATCTTGCCGCCGTCGGCCTTCTTGGTGCGGCCGCCCTTCTTCAGCTTGATGTCTTCCTTCGCGCCGTGGTGCAGGTTCTCGGCGTGCTGGCGCAGCGCCTTCCTGATCATCTTCTTGTCCTGCTCGACGTCGCCGCCGCGTTTGTAGTCGCCCTTGCTGCTGCCGTATGACCCGGCGACGCGACCCTTCATAGAGGGGCTGCTTAAGGTATCTTTCGGGCTCACATAACGTTCCCGCATCGGGCGGGTCATCGCGATCTCGGTCGGCGAGGCCCCCATGTTGTCGATCTTCAGCGGCTCGACTGTGGAATCACCCCCGCCGGCCCGCTTCAGACGACCGCCCTTCCTGTAGCCGCCGACGTGGGCGTCGCCGCCCTCGCGTGCGAGGTTCGCCTTCTTGTCGTTGCGGTTGATCAGGTCCGTCACCAGCGAGCGGCCGCCGCCCTTGCGCTGCTTGCGGTCGGCGCGCATGGCGGTGGGGCTGCCCTCGATGACCTTGCCGCCCTTCCTGTAGGCGCGGCGCGTCAGGGGGCGCATGCCCGTCTTCATGTCGGTGTTCATCATCTCGGGCGGCGACCAGCTCGACGCATCGACCTTGGTCTTCGGATCGCCCTTGCCGCCCATGCGGGAGGCCTTGGCCTTCATGGCCGCGCGTGCGGCCTTCGACATCTCACTCATTTATTTTCTCCGTGTTACCGCGAGCGCACGCTCGACTATGTTGGTTGCGCGCCCACCGCGCTTGAGGCCGTCACCTGATCCGCCGCTGTCCCCGCCGCTGCCGCCCTGTGTTCCATAATACGGGGTGTCGTAGTTCGTCTGGTAGTACGGCATTGCCTCGGCGACTGCCGGCGGTGGCGCAACGGCGGGTGCGGGCGCCGCGACCTTCGGGGTCGTCGGAAACATATCTTCGTAGCTCCTGCCGTTCAACGCCTGCGCCATCATGCGCTGGTAGGCATCGTTGGGGGCCTGCCCCGTCGCCTGCGCATCCATGCGCTGGTAGGCTCCGTAGGGGGCCTGCTGCGACATGGCCTGCTGCTGTTGCGGGGCCTGCGCCGCAACCTGCCGGTTGAGGTCGCTGAAGGCCCCCCGAAGGTTCTGCTGGAGCTGGGCGATGCCGCCCCCCTCGGTCTTGCCGATGCGGCCGCCTGTCTTCAGGCCGTACTGTTTCTGCCGTTCGAGGCCTTGCATGGTGCTGTCCAATTGGCGTTGGTTGAGCGGCTGGATGTTCTTCTGCTCCTCGAAGATCTTGCGCGCGGAGCTGCGGCCGACAGGGGACGCTGAATACGGGTGAATGATGTCCCCCGCCACCGTCGGCTTCATCAGCCGTTGTTCAATCACGTCCGGCGCCGCGTAGTGACGCTGCACAAGCGGCACATCGCCGACATACTCGCCCGCCGTCGGCGCTGAGTAAGTGCCGTGCTTGAATTTGGTCTCCTCGGCCATCTTGTCCGGGTCGAGCTGCACGACACGATGGCCCAACATGTTCCCCGACGCCTTGAAGACATCAGGGTCGGTGATGGCGACGCGAGTGACGCCGATCTGCGGAAACCCTTTATCCTTCCACGACTTCTTGTCCATGTGCTGGATGATGCCGCTGCGCTGCTCGCCGGGGAGCGTGCGCGCGAATTCGCTGGCCTCCTTGGCGTTCAGGATGCCGGGCCACTTCTCCAGCGCCTTGCTCGCCGAGGGCCGCTTCTTGATCGGCATGTGCATGCCCTGCTTGATCTCAGCGTCGAACGCAGCCGCGTCCGCCTTGCTGATATCGCGCCCGGGTATCTGCGCCATCACCGCGTCGAACATGTGATGCGCGCTGTCGACAGCGCGAGGGCCCATGGGCGCGTAGACGCCGTAGACGGGACCCTTGTCGGCGGCGCGACGGATCGTGTTGGTGAGAGACGTGGCGTGCCCGGGTGCGTTTGCCCACACGAGGCCGGGGTTCAGCTCGCGCATGTAGTTGGGCCCGGCGTGCAGGTCGACCGGCCACGCCAGCGGCTCGCCGTTGATACGGGTGAGGTGCCCGAACGTCGAGCGGTCGCCGCCGAGGTTTACGAAGGAGCCCCCCTTCTTGTGCAGATCTTCCCACGACATCTTTCGCACGGGCTTCGGCTTCACGCCCGGCAAGCCTGCGAGCTTGACGGACACCTCTTCGGGCGAGCGGTCCTGCGAGATGTTGTAGTAGCCGCCGGGGGACGTCGTGGTCGTCGGCACCTTGAAGGTCGAGGCGATGCGCAGGGCTTCCTTCACGTGCTCAGGGTCGCCGCTGAAGGGGCTGACAGTGCGCGCCAGCGCAGCCCGAACCTGTTCACGCGACGGTTCCTCGACCTCGCCGCCGCGCTTGAATGAGTTGAAGCCGTTGCCCTTGATGCTGTCGCGCATCTGCGGCGTGACGTCGATGCTGTGCAGGGGCGCGGTGTCGTCAGCAACAGGCGTCGAACCAAGCTGCACTTTCGCCTGCGGGTCGTGCTGCTGCGCGAGGGCCTGCAGGCGCTTCGGGAGGATGTTGTCGTAGTAGCCGCGCATGCCCGCGCCGCCCATCTTGAGGCCGTCGCCCTCAAGCTCGTGGTAGAACTCGCCGCCCAGCTTGCCGCGGCCCTCGTAGCGTTGCATTCCCTGCTTCAGGATCCGGTCGGCGGCCTCCTTGCCGATGTGCTTCGACAAATCCTCTGGCTTCACGTCGTCGTGCTCGACGCCCCTGTCGTCGTGCGTCGTCGCGTGGAGATAACCGAGGTCGGGATAGTACTGAATGTTCTTGACCTGTCTGCTCAGATCGTACCGCTTGTTCTGCTCGTCGCCCGGCGTGACGACGATCTTGTCGTAGCCGCCGTGCGCGGCCTCATGCAGGACACGCTTCAGCGCGAGGTCGGTCCACTTCTGCGTGTTGTCGACGTAGGGGCCGTGTGGAACACCTTTAGAACCGTGAGAGGCCAGTTCATAAATCTGCCGTTGCAAATCTTCGCGAAGAGGGGTGTCACCTTCGGCATCACGGCGTTTAAGTAGCGATTGAAACTTCTCTTCGTTCCCAAACCCCTCCTCGCGGCCCTGCTGGCCCCAGTCGCTCTGGGCCTCCTCAAGGTGGAGGATCTTCTCGCCGTTCGGGCCCACGCGGTCGGACATACGGACGTGGGCGAGGACGTTGGGCTGGTCCCAGTGATTGGATTTGAACTGGTCGGCTGCCGTTGTCATCGCACGACGTGCGCGTTCTGTGTACATCCCTCGATGTTCCGGTCGCAGCGCCTCCCACGGCCCCGCCGCAGCGAAGCGTTCGCGGGCATTGGCTTCCGCCTCCGCGTGACTCGGCACGTTTCGCGGCAGGTGCATCAGCACCTCGCGGTAGTTCTGGCCGCCGGGTAGCGTCTTATCGGAGAACTTGGTCGAGGTGTTGCGCCCCTCGCCGCCAAGCTGCGTCTCCTCGATGGGGAGCCGATTGTCCTCAAGGTGCTTGATCACCTCCTCTCGGGGAAGGGCCTTCGAGCCCAGCGTGTCGAACTTGGAGTGCTTCAGCTCGTCGGGCTTGATGCCCGGCATCGCCGCGTACTGCTGCGGCGTCGCCTTGGCCTGACCCTTGGACTTGATGATCTTGGCCGCGCCGCTGTGGAGCTTGAAGGGTGGGACGGAGCCGCCGTCGGCACGCTGTGTCCGAGGCCAGTAGCCGTACTCGTGAATGCTGTTGCCATCCGTGTACAGCTCGTCGGCTCGCACCATCTTGCGGATGATCTTGTATTTACCGCGCAGCGTGCTTTCGCCGTGATCTTTGGCGTACTGTCGGTTGATGGTGACCCAGTCGCCGGGGTTTATGACTGTCTTGGTTTCGGGTTCCGGTGGCAGCGCGCGCAGGCGCGCACGTTCAATTATTGATTTGTTATACCAGACAGAGCCGACGTTGCTTTCACCCTCCGGCACAACGCCGCGGCGCATGTTTGCGGCCATGGCCTTTTCAAGGTCCGCTAACTTTTCAGCAGTCGTCAGGCCTGACGGCACTGCGCGATAGATCGCCGCCTTGGCGCTGGGGCGGCCCTTGAACTGGCGGATAATCGACATTGTACCATGGTCGAGCGGCTCGTCGCCGTGCCCGTAGTACCGGGTGGCGTTGGGCCCGTAGATGTCGTCAGGATATACGCGCCCTTGACCAGTCAGGTCGTGTAGTGGCGCGCCGTCTTCGGGCCCCGGTGGCCGATGCTCGCCGCCGTAGTCGTCAACGCCGCCGCCGTCGGCATACCGTGAGGGGCCGATGTACTTGCCGCCGCCGGGGCCGCTGTAGCCGCCGCCGCCGGGCGACGGGTCCATGCCCCCGCCGGGGCCCGGGTAGATGTTGGCGATGCGCCGCAGCAGGGCGCGCTGGTCGCGCGCGATCATCGTCGCGCGTCGAATGTTATCAGCCATCTGGCTTCGCCTTCAGGGAGGCCATCATGCGCTCGTGGGCGTGCTGCGCCTCGCGCTCGGTCGTCGCGTGTGCCTGCGCCGTCTTGGTCTTCATCAGGTCGCCCACGAGCCGCAGGTTGGCCTCCTGCAGCTGCGCCTGCCGCTCAAGGTCGCGGTTCTCGTCTTCCTTGAGCGCCCGCTCCTGCTTGAACTGCACGTCCTTGGCGCTGGAGGCGACCTCGGCCGCCTTCAGGGCCATCTCTTGGCTCTTGTCCTCGGGCGGCGCCAGCCCCGTCGCGGGCTTGCTGGCCTCGATCTGCAGCTTGGCCTGCCCGAGCTGGCCCTCCTGCTGCAGCTTCGCCTGCTCAAGCTGCATCTTGCCGGCGTCGGCCTGCGCCTTCTGCTGGAGCGCCTCGCGCTTGATCTGCTGCTCGCCGTGCTTGAGCTTCAGCTCCTCCATGCCCTGCTGGACTTCCAGAGGCGGCTTGTTCATGGCCGCGGGCGGCACGAAGAACTGCTCCGGGTTGTTCCAGCCCAGCGCCTGCAGGGCCGCGGTGTCGACGGCAATCGGGTCGTACAGGGACGGGCTCGAACTCTGCAGCTGCTTCAGGGCCATGACCTTGATGATGCGCTGCGTGTGGCTCGCCGTGTTCGGGTCGGCCTGCGGCACCAGCGACTGCGAGTACATGTCAAGCGCGTCGCGGAAGGTCTTCTCGTCCCACGCGAAGGCCGGCTTGCGGTTGCGCTGCCAGAAGCTCTCCGGGTTCTCCTTGAAGCACTTGACAAGGAGCTGGAACTCCTCGGCCTGCGCCGCGTGCATGCGCTTGTGGACGCTGTTCAGGATCTTTTGCGCCTGCTCGATCAGGGCCAGCGTCGTGCCCACCGGCGCGTCGGCGCGGCCCTCGCCGACCTGCTGCTCGCTCGTCCCGCCCAAGCGGGCGCCGGTCGTGGCGATGTTGTCGACGAGCGTCATCAGGGCCGCGCTCGGCTCCTTGTACGGGAGCGGCATGATCGCCTGACTGAGCGGCATGCCGCCCGTCTTCACGAGCGCGCCGCCGCCCGGCGGGACGCGGAAGATGTTCGTGTTCTGGCGGCCGCCGGCGTCGCTGAAGAGAAATCCGGGGAAGTTCGCGTACATGCCCGCGTCGAGCAGCTCGCGCCACGCCGCGGTGATCGCGTTCGTCGTGTTACCGAGAATGTGCAGCAGGCCGATGGGGTAGAAACCGAAGCCCGGCACGAACGTGTACGGCACGAACACGGGCCGCGCCTCGGGCAGCTCCGCGGTGTCCTCGTCGTAGTTGCGGACGATGGACAGGATCTGTCTGGAGCTGACGTCGAGGGTCACGCGCCACGGGATTTCGAGGCCGCTCTCCTTGCCCTTCCACTTGTGCTCGTAGCCCTTGATGTTCAGCTCGCAGTAGCACTCGTAGATTTCGCGGTCGCGGTCGTCCGGGTTCAGCGCCTCGGGCTCGACGCCCTGCTGCGACTTCTTCTCGCGCTGCGCGCTGTCCAGCGTCTGCGGCATCGGCGTCGAGAGCGGCACGTCGCGGTAGGCGCCCAGAATCTGCAGGCGCTTCACCGTCGAGGGCCGCATCTGGACGCGGTGCGTCACGCGCTTGGCGCTGCGGATGTCGGTCGCGGCCGCGTTGACGATCAGGTCCTCGGCGTCGACCGTCTCGCTGATCGGCCGGTTGCGGAGCGGGCAGAAATACACCTTCTTGAACGAGAGGCCGCCGAAGCCGAGCATCAGCAGCATGCGGTCGGTGTCGGGGTAGTACTCGGACGCCGTGACCGTCAGGTAATGGTTGAGGTCTTTCTCCAGCGCGTCGGCCATGCGGTCGGTCTGAAACGTGCCGTTGTTGTCGTCGACCCGGATCTTGACGGGGCCGTCGGTCGGGAGCAGCTCGGAGCGGGCGTTCGCCTGAAAGCGCAGCACGGCTTCGAGCAGCAGCGGGTGTCGGACGCGGTTCATGCCCTCGACCGGCGCGCCCTCGGCGGCGCCGCCGATGCCCGGCACTTCGATCTTCAGGCCCAGCAGCTTGATGCCCTGCGCGCGGTCCTCGATCCACTCCTTGCGGCTGTCGAGGTCGTCGCCGACGCCCCTGATCAGGTCGTCGGCAATGCGCGACAGCTCGGCGTCGTCGATCTTGTCGATCAGGTTGTTGAACCAGCCGCCGGTGCCTTCCTTGGCGCTCTCTTCGACGGGCTTGCCGTCAAGGCTGATCGTGATGCTGCCGTCGGGGTGAAGTATTTCAACTACGTTGCCCTGTTCGTCCATTTGGCGAACGTCTTCGCCCTCGGGCGCATCCTCCACGACGATATCCTCGCCCGGCGGCATCGCGTCGGGTTCAGGTTTGATCAAGCGGATGTTTGGGCTAAGGCCCGTCGCTGACGCCATTCAAAAACCTCGTGGAGCGCAAAGGTACCACGTTATGCGGGGCTCATACTACTGACAGGATGTCAAGAACTAGATGCCGTACAGATTAGCGGGAGGAGCCCCGCGATGCTTGAGACTTTCCCCCACCTCGGAGATGTGCTCGCTGCTGCGGGTCAGGAGCCCCGCGCGGCGCATGTAGGTCAGAGCCTGCGAAACGGTGTCCGTGATGTCGTCCCACTTGCCGCGGGGGAACGCCGTGCATTGCGCAATGGTCATCTCGGCCCACTGCCGGTCGGGCGCGAAAACCATGCCCTCCGCGAAGATGTGCTGGATCGCGTAGACGCGGGCGACCTTGTCGATTGCGCCGGGGTTGACGAGCTGCACGGCGAAGTCTTCGTAACCGAACAGCCTGCGCAGTTCCTGCGCTACAGAGTGTCCAGCCGCTTTATCTTCAATCAGGAGGCGGTCGACCTTCATCTCCTTGCACGTCTTGGCGACGCGCTGGACGAGGTCGTGCAGTTCGAGCCGCTCCTGCCAAGCGTTCATCAGCATGACCTTGGGCGCCTGATTGCCGTAGTCGCGCGGGTCGACGTTGACCAGACGCTCGCCGCGGATAACCTGCTTCGAGGGCTGCGCGACGGTGTCGGTCGTGAAGATGCCCCACACGGTGAGCGCCGAGAAATCGTTCTCCTGCTTGGTCGTGAACGCCGTGTCGAGCGAGGCCAAGACGAAGTCGAACTGCGGGAAGTGCGGCGCGTCGTGCAGTTGCCACCAGTCGCGCTTGATGATGCCGCCGCCCTTCGGCTCTGGCCGTTGTTGCAACTGCCCCGCTGCTCGAAACGGCCCGAGGCGTTTCTTCAGCACCTCGACCTGCTCGCTCGCGAACCGCTCGGGCCACAGCAGTTCGCCGGGCTCGGTGCGCGGATCTTCCCAGCCGATGCTTGTCACGAAGTTGCGTTCGGGTTCGTACTCCATGGGCAGCATGAGATGCGTCCAACCGTCGTCGGTGTCGAGGATGTGGCCCGTGAGATCCTCCTCGCCCAGCCGCTGCTGGATGACGATGTAGGCGCCGGTGCGCGGATCATTGAGACGTGTCGACATCGTGCCGTCCCACCACTCGTTCGTCGTCTCGATCAACGCCTCGGAGAGCGCCTCATTTGCCGCATTCGCATCGTCCACCACTATGATGGAGGCGCCCTCGCCTGTGACGCGAGCATCTACCGCGGTTATCAACCGTTCACCGCGTTGAGTGTTCTGGAAGCGCCCCTTCGTGTTCTGGTCGCCGACGAGCTGGAAACGATGCCCCCACAGGCGCTGATACCAAGGGCTCTCGATCAGTCGGCGTGTCTTCACGCTGTCGCGCATCGCGAGTGACATCGCGTAGGAGGCGTGCAGCAGCGGCACCTGCGGCCCGCTGGTCGGCGAGATGTCGCGCTGCGTCCAGACCCACGCCGGAAAGGCTACGCTGACAATCGTCGATTTAGCACAGCGCGGCGGAATGTTGATGAGCAGCTTGCGGATGTCGCCGTCGGCGACCGCTTCGAGGTGCTCGCAGACAGCTTCCAGAGGCCAGCCCGGCACAAAGGGCGACGGGTCGATGTACTTCCACGCATGCTGGAGGAACGTGTACAGCGACGTCTCGCACTCCACGCGCTCGATCTCGCGCAGCGTCTCGAACGGGTTGAGGTCCGCTAGGTTCATGCCCGCCTGTTGCGTACCCGCGATGGCGCGTTGCGGCGCACGCGCGCCTCGATAGCGTTCCGCAGGTGCCAGTGGTCAAAGTACGACTGCCGGATCTGGTCGCTGGTCACGGCTTGGCCTCGAAGTACTGTCCCGACGGCCCGCAGATGGCCCTGTC